CTTTCATCAATCATATCAGCTTGAGAACTAAATCCCGTAGCTGAATCTAATCCAACTAATGAAGGAGAGATAACTCTGTGAGATGTCATTATCTGACTTTTAGCCTCTCCCGTTAAAACCTCCCATTGTTTATGTACTGAACTATTTACCGGAAATGGCGTTACTTCGATAGCAACATCTGCTCCGTTAAAAGCAATGATAAAATTAGATGCGTTTGAAGATGATGTTAATTTCTTTTTAACTTGACGCTCAAACTCTTCTTTTTCTTCAGCGGTGTAATTGATTCCATCGGGAATATTAATAATATAACCCGCAGATAATCCGTTCTTTATAGAGCTAATTGTCATATTAGATATCTCTTCTTCAGCCTCACAGTACTGAAGACCGGCACTATAATCCGGACTACCAAAATATTCTTCTCCTACTCTGTAAGGCTTTCCTACAAATATAGAACTACCTTTACCACTTCCAAAAGCTTTATATGCAATAGGTTTGTTTTCTGTCAACCTAAAGTTTTTCCAATCTCTTGAATACCAATAGTTGTTCACTACGTTATCCATATCAGCTATAGAAGGAACAACGTTTTGTTTTGGTAAATGTACTATTTTATTTAACTCACCACCTTTAGATTCTATTACTTGAAATGAAAACTCTCCAAATACTTGAAAATCTGTTACTATTTTTCTTAGTTCTGCCGGTCTTAGTATAGTCTGTATCTTTCCCCATTGCTCAGCACCAAGTTTACCACTATCTGTAGCCAATCCTTTACCATAAATAAGTGTGGTATATGATTGATTTATGGATGAGTTTGTAGCACTCCCGTTATTTCTATCTATAATGTACTGATAGTATTGGTTATTTCTTCCGTTTAATACCCAATCATTAGATTTATCCTCTACTAATTTAGGTCTTACGTAACTTGCTAAGTTTATTAATTTAATTTCATTCATAATTATTTCCAATTATATTTTGCAGCGGTTAAACTGTAATCTTGTGTAACTTGTGTAGTAGCTAATATAAGCCCTCTGTATACCATTTCATCTGTTATATTGTCATTTATAGATATAGAGTAAGATGATTCGTCTGAGAACGTGTAGCTGAATGATAGTTGTAGCTTATTATCATTAGTAAATGAATATAATACGGGAACTGCATCAACAGTACCTTTAAAACTATTCTTTATTTTTAACTCTAATGTATTAGTAGGATAAAATCTTGGTGTTATTTTAACTACGTGATGTGCGTCATTTGGGTTTACTATCATAACTTCCTTTCTCTAATATAAAGACTTTTTTTGTCTATTTATAGTCACGTATTAAAAAAAAAGTTGTATAATTGCAATATGAAAAATAAAAAAGTAGTTTATATCCACAGAAAGAAAACAGATAACGCCATATTCTACATAGGTATTGGTAATGAAGATAGACCTTACCAAAAAGAGACATATTCGAGGAGTGTTGTGTGGCATAGAACAGTAAAGAAGCACGGATATTATGTAGAGGTTATATTTAAGGATTTATCTTGGAAAGAAGCTTGTGAGATTGAGATATATTTAATCAAACAATTCGGAAGAAGAGATAAAAATAAAGGCAATTTGGTTAACCTTACTAATGGAGGTGATATTGGCGGAAGCGAGTATCTTAATTTAGGAAAAAAATGCTACAACATAGATACGGGAGAGATTTTTAACACTATAGGTGAAGCTGCTGAATCAATAGGTGCTGCAAGAACAACTATAAATGATTTAATAAGTACAAATAAAAGAAGCATAAAAAGCGCAGACAAACTAAGAAGGTTTGATAATCCTTACCCGAAAAATACTGTTTTTTGGGATGAAGTTAGAAAGCACGAAGTGAGTGTTGAATCGGATGAATTTAAAAACTATGATGAAGATTCATTGTGCTATGAAGATGTTGAATTTGATGATGAAGAAAGATTTTATTTAGATAAGTTTTACAGTCTTAGCGAAACCAAGCAAGAGTTAATAGAAGAATCTTATTATAAGTCTGATAGAAAGATAGCTGAATGTGTTGGGTTGAATTATGGGTATGTACATAAGAAGCGAATGGAAGGCGTTAAAGAAATTTTAGGAGGTGATTTTTATTTGTATAAAAACAAAAGACTTAAACATAAAAAAATAAATTAAAATAAATTAAAATAAATTAGGTTTGTATTGTAAAAAGGTTTTATATTTGTACCATAGGAAATAAACAAATTAAAAAATTAGAAATTATGAACTACTATTTAACTGAAAAACAAGAGCAAAAAGTCTACACAGAAGTAACTGAGTGGTTCGAGAAACAATATGGAGAAGTAACTAACTGCGAAACTAAATATGTAACAGACAACTTAAACTATTTTTATTTTTGTACTGAAGAGTTATTTCAAGTAAAAGTTACATTCAAAACAAATAACGGAAAGCTATTAAAAAGAAGCTTAAAAACAGAATTAGAATAACTAAAAACTAAATAAAAAAATCCCCTTACAATTAAGTAAAGGGATTTAAATTAATTAAGAGTGAATCTTATTAAGATACTACTGCTAAAAAAGCAGCTTGTGTAGTGTCATCTAATTGAGGCGCTAATTCTGATGTTGTTGAAACACCCGTTAAAGTGTATCCATTCATATCAGTTTTCGCTCCACCCGTAGTAGATACTACAGTAAAATCAATTCCATCATCAAGTCCTAAAGCAATATAGTTTCCATTTCTGTCAACTACAACCGCTTGTGGGTAACCCGCAGCAAGTAAATTAAATTCAGCATTTGCAGCAGCATCCATATTTTTAAGAACGATTGTTAACGTTTGAGTGTTAACTCTTGTTCCCGTATTTCTATCAGACACCATTGATTGTTCTAACGTATTGCCGTCTCCCTCTAACGGGTAAGCATAGGCAGCAGTTAAAGACGCATTCATTGCGGTAGCTTCTCCGTTTAAAACAGTAAAAGCATCTTCTAAGCTATTGTAAAGGTATAAGGTAGACTGACCGCCCAACCCATCTTTACACGCTTTAGAACGTCCGCTTGTTATCAAACAAGGCATATATTTTATTATTTAAAAGTTAGTAATATAAGGAGGTTTTTACGCCTCCCTATTAATTTATATCTGCTAATTATGCAGTAGTTGAAAGCAACCAAACGATTTCATTTCCGTAAGAGTATCCTACTGCACCACCAAATACTGACTTGTACAATACATTTCCACTCAAATCAACCTCATCCATATCCTTAACACGGATAGAATCAGAATCGTTAGCTAAACCACAACCGAATGTAATATTAGATTTTTCAAAGATAACTATAGTATTATCCGGTAAACCATTTACAGTTTTAAGAGTGTAACGTCCGTAAACTAATCCCGTGTTAGCGTCTCCACCTAAACCATTAGATAATCCCGCAGCGATTAAAGACTGAGTATAAGCATCAGCAACATCCGGAGAGATTGCAACGTTTACGTCTTTTCTTCTTAGTGAGTAAGGCATTGCAGATACCGCAGATGCTAAAGCAGCTACAACATTAGACACCGAGATAGCTGCACCAATTGCAGTAATACCATTGTTAGCTTTGATTACATCACCATCAGCAGTAAATTGAGGGATTAATCCTTCCATTTGGTTAGCAGTTCCCGCTCCATTCCATATTTGATTCTCGAACCATTGTGCTAATTTAGCAGCAGTATCAGTTACGATAGCGTCAGAAATGTCAGAAGGTGTTTGGTCATTAAAAGCTGATGCTCCCATATCCTCACCACTCCAAGTTGGTCTGAAATCTTCTTTACAAATTTCGAATTCGTTTTTGAATTTCTTAAGTTCAAGAACTTTCTCAGAATAGTTAACTGCATCTGAAGCCGGTGTAGTACCACAAGAGTAATCTACAACACCTAAAGTTACATCTAAGTTTCTTAAGTTTAATTTATACCCTACGTTAGGTACTACGTTGATTAACCCTAATCTTAGAGTGTCCTCTTCTTTAATTGCTTGAAGCATAATCTCTGTCGCTTTCTGCCCCGCATAGTTACTTGTAATTGCCATAATTTTAAATTTAAATTTAGTTTATTATTAATAATTTTTATTTATTCGCTTTTATTCTTGCCAAAATTCTTTGATGGCTTGTTAATTGTTGTGGTGTTGCTACTATAGAAGGTGTAGAATCTTGCTTAGATAAAGAAACAACCTCTTCTTTTAAATCTGCATTCATTCCAATTACCTCAGCTAATTTAGCATCTAATTCTGCACGTAATTCGTCCATCATTTTTTGCACAACTTCCATTGATACAGATTCAGAAACAACCTCTTCAGAAACAACCTCTTCTTCAGCTAATTCTTTTTCTTCAACAACTTCTTCAACAACTTCTTCTTCTTCTTCAACCTTACCTATAGACTCAACTAAACCATCTTTAACAACGATAGTTTCACTTGATTCGTCCAAAGTATATTCCCCATCAGCTAAAGCTACTTTCTCTTCATCTGACATTAAAAATACCGGAGTACCTACCTCTAAGGTTTCGCCTTCGAATTGGATATCTAACTCTCCACTCTTAGCACTTCCCATTTTAACCTCAACCACTTCTTCCGTAACTGTCTCTACTGTCTCAACAGATAAAACAAGTTCCTTAAGTTTAGTTAAGATACTTTTGTTCTCATTCATATTTATATTTGATTTTAAATTAAACTCCTTTACCTCTTCTAATTCAACCATAGCATCAATAGAGAATCCTTGTAGCTTACCGGTCTTAATATAGTCATTCCAAATCTGATCATTATCAACCTTCATAGAAACCATCCAAGAACCTTCCGGATATTCCATTCCAAAGGTAGCAGACTTATCAATCTTAGAATCAGCTATTAACCAACTCTCAACAAACGTAACACCTTCAATAGTAGAATCGTGCTCTAATTTAGAGTTAAGTTGAAATCCACTTTTGAAGAAATTATGTGAATATTCTTTTATTGTATCGGCTGAGAAATACATTTGATACTCATTCTCACCATCATTTCTGTATATCATTTGATTAGGCTGAAGAACTAAACCCATTAGGATTCTTTGCTCTTCGTTTACCTTTGCCAACTTGACAGTTACCTCTTCTTTAGACATCGCTATAAACGTTTCTTCGGTAGCCGGTTCATTTACTAAGCTAATAGCAAACACACCTTTTGAATTTTTCTTGAATTTACCTTCGAATGTTTTCATATAGTATTTATATTGTCATATCTATGACGTTAAACCTCTTGTTATTGTTATTTTTTTATGCCAATCTGTCACTAAACTCCCGCATTTGCCTCAATCTGTCTATCTAAAGACTGCTGACTTGTTACGTCTTGTGCAACTACGAACGCTCTAACGGGTGTTTCATTGGTATTTTGTATGCTGTTTTGTATTTGATTACCTTCTGTACCTTCAACTAAGTTAAAAGATGGTGCAGTAGGCGCTGATGGACGTGCAGTTTCATCACCTCCCGGCAATGGAGTAGATAATATAGTAGCTACATTAGCTAAACCCGATGCTATAATTGCTCCCCCCGTTATAAATCCCGCCGCTCCACCTTGTGCGAATGCTTTATTAGCACCTACAAAGGTGTCTATAATAGCTGACGCAACACCGGTAGCTTTACTTAATGCAGCATTCTCTTTATCTAACTCAGCTAATGCAGTTAAACCTCCACTAATAGCTGAAAGAGTATCCAACTTAGCATTCTTCTCAGCATCATCTAATTTTTTCTTTGCATCAGATGTTTTAGTTGCTTGTGCAATTTCTTCATCGCTTTTCTTTTTAGCTAAGTCTGATTCTTTTTTGTCATATAAATTATTAATCTCTAACAAAGCTTCACGCTTCTCTGTCTCCGTTCCTACTAAAGCTTCTAACTCAGCAGTCGCCCTTTCTCTCTGTAGTTCTAATTTCTGTTCGGCAGTCTCCGCTTC